TCCTCTTCGCCCATGATGGTCACAACGTAAGAATCCCAGTAGGCATCAGTCTTGTCTCCTTTGCTCATGCCGGCTTCGGACAGAGCAATGGCAATAGCCTGTTGGCGACTTTTCACTTTCTGGCCGCCAGAGCTTTTGAGCGTACCCGCCTTAAACTCTCGCATTACTTTGCGAACTTTGGCATTGCGTTCCTTGGAAGTCATAGAACTTAGCTATCTTCCTTCACTTTAATGCCAACAAAATACAAATCACAAGCCTGTGGATTGTTCTGAAAGGTCCAAAGTGAGAAGAGATTATCAAACTCCGGAATCTCAAGCTCAAAATCCTCGCCGGTTAGGTTGCGATAGTAGTCCCATCCTGCGGCGACGGTCAGAGGGCTATCTTGAGGCAATGAGCGGGAAGTGCCGTGTTCAGCCCTGCCAGTGGTAGCACAAGTCATCAGCACCATTCCTCCGGGCTTGCAAAGCCGCACCATATTGAGGAATGTTTCGCGCCAGTAAGGATTGTGCTCCATGCACTCGCATGAAATCACGCAATCAAACAGTTCTTCGGTGTCATACTCATGGCCCAAACTCACCACATCCACGCCAGGGCCTTCCGCAACGTCCAAGCCAATGTAAAGCCTGGGAGAATCGAAGAATTGACGCACTGTGCCATTGATATTCAAGCTTCCAATTTCCAGCACTTTTGTACCGTTAAAGAAGTCTGGAAGTTCATCCTTAACGCTACGAATAAATTGGGCTTGAGCTTCGTGGGCCATGGCGAAAAGGCAGTGGGACTAGCTTAGGCTACTTGGCGGCCAAGGGGAAGTGTTGGCACGAAAACGGCACGCTTGTTTGATGCTGCCGTATCCTCCGGGTTACTAACGTAATACACTGCTAAGGTTTTTCTCAGTTTTCCTTCAGGACAGGTTAAGGGTGTGGGAAGTCCGTGCCAAGATTGCTGATCCGTGCGAAAAATCACCGCACGATTAAACCTAAAGGGAATAGTGGTTACAAGCTTGTCAGGCTTGTTGGTTTCTTTATTATGGCTCCATAATTCCAGCCCTCCTCCCCATTGCTCTTCCCACTCTTCCGTTAGGTGGAGAATCAAATTGACCCTACGTTGATGGCCGGACTTGGGATGGATTGAATAGTCTTGATGCACGTCTAGTTTGCCGCCACGACCATGAACATGCCATCCTGCACCATGTAAACCAATATCGGGAACCACTTCAAAAGGCAATTCAACGAAAGGCCCTACGGTCAGAAGCCTTTCCATTACCGAATAAGTGAGGGCAGGGAAGCGATCCCAATGATTACAAGTGCGCTTGACTTGCCACGGGCTACTGTAATCAAACCACATCGGATCATCAAACGCTGGAAACTCTTCCTCCAAGCCCCTAGCCACGTCAATGGGCAGGAAATCATCAATAATCCAGTGGTCAAAGGGATCGCTTGAATGAAACATCAGTCAGGATAGAAAACGATCGGAGCAGTTTGGATTTCACCGAGACCAAGTTTATCACGATACAGGACCATGGCAGTGAACAGGCGTTCGGCTAGGAAGGCAAGCCCGCGAGCGTTGTATCCAGAAAACGAGACAAAAACGTCTTTGTACTCGCTCCACAGTGGCCAGCAAAAGGAAGAAATGAGAGTATTCATGAATGGCAAGTAGAGTCGTGCCGGGCCACGCGCCATCAGGCAGCCATGGAATTGATTTTGACTCCAGACTTGGCTGAGTTCATCTTCTGACAATGGGAATAAACCATTGTGGGCTGCCTCCATTGAAAGCTCATACCCTGGAAAGCCAGCATGGCCAGCCTCAAATTGTTCTTTCAGGGAACAGCCAAAAACTGCAGGCTCAGGAACGTATAGCACGTCAGGATTGGAGGGCTCAATAGCATCTTCAGCCCAAGCCCTGCGATACTGAGCATTGCCAATTTGCTTATTCAATTCTGAGTTAAACTCTTTCTGAAGAACCGTTTCAACACAGGACAAATCAGCCCAGTTTTTGTTATACAGAGAAGGCTCCCCATCGTCAAAAACATACTCATTGAAGCCGAGCATTTTGCTTCCACTTGCTTGTCCATTGCCCGTAATTGTTTACGTCCGCAAAGGACTGGCACTACCTTGCATTGGCTAGTCCAACGCACGGGCTGATTAAGAATTGTTCCAGCATAAATTGTCAACTCTTCAGGTTTCATAAACGCTCCTTTTGGTCCAGAGTTCGTTGTAATTGTTTGTCTTGCCGGCGCCAAGTGCCGTTAAATCGCCGCCACCCGCAGGCTTACTCCAAGCCATAATTGTGCCATCGGGAAGGACAAAAGCGCGATTCTTTTGTTCGTGTAGTGGTGTCAGCTCCAGGTAGTCGCCAAATACATAGTCGGCATCACTTCCATGCCTTGCCAGTGATTGTCCAAGCAACGTGGGACCAGTGGGGCACAATGGCGTGATGCCATAGTATTTGTTCTTACAATTCTCCACAATTTGACGAATGGCAATGGCAAGAGCGTGATTATTGGGCTGTGAATACAAGACGGTAGTAGCACAAGCAAAGCTCGTAAAGCTAAACCGTTGAATGTCACGAAACGCCAGAAACTTAATCCGTTCACCAATTTCCACAGGCGCTACTGCCCTCACGCCAATGTCAAAATACCAGCCTCCAATGGCATTGAGAATACAGAATCGCCCAAGGTCCGCCTTGTAGGAATAGGGCTTGAGAGTATCGTAAGCCCACACCACTTCATCGTCATAGTATTGAGCGATCAGTTCCCGTAGTTCGCCGTTGGAATAGAGC